TCCGCTTACTTACGTAAAGCTCCTCCGCGTCCTCCACGCTGAGGTTGTTGATTAGGCTTCTTCTTCTTTTTATTTGCCTGAACAACTACTTTAACCTTAGGTTGAGGGGGGGGGGTCGGCTTAGAATTACGCTTAATTGCATTAGCTACTAATCTTCCTCCTCCCATAACAAAAGGCACTGCTTCTGGAAATCCAAAAGCAGCCGCAATGGGCGACAACACGTCTGCTGCCGTTTCTACTACTCCTGCCCACCATTCACCATCTGGATTCAATCCGACTGGAACAGCGACAGGTAAACTCATCACAGCTCTGGAATACATTTCTAGAGCTACCCCATCATAACTTGCTGAAGGTTCGGCTAAAACCAATATTTCTTCTTCAGCAATTGACGGAAAACTCTCTATAAACATATGAACTGTAAGAGTAAACGATGCTACATTGTTCAGTCCTGTGAACATTGAACATGATTGGTTAATATTCTCCATTTTGATAGCTGGCATACAAGGTGCAATTAAGACATTGTTTGTCGGCTGTACCCAAGGAATACTAACAGGTGTGATGTTTTGAGTAGTAGGGGTCAATCCCGCAGTGGATTGATAGGTTTCCTGGTCATCAGTAATTGATGGATCGGTGTTATCAAATATAACAGGCCCTTTATAATCAACATAGTGAGGCGGATTTATGCCATTGAAAGACATTACAGAATAGACTCCTTCCTTAGCAGGCCAATCTACAGTGTCCGGCAATAACATTGCCTCCTCAGGTGTTGGCATTAAAGGCCTAACAGGTTGCAGCGTTGCATAGCCAATAGTAGCCGCTCCGGGTGAAGCAGCATCCTCTATTGAAACTGACCATGTTGAACCACTTCCTGTCTGGTTACTTTGACGATAATGATATGAGTGTCCCTGCTTATAAATTTCAGCAGTATTATCTGACACCTCATAACCCATACCAATCAACCGAGACATACCTTTACCAAATTTTTCTCCCAACTCAATTCTATACTGTGCATCAGAACCAATATTCCAAAAATCGGTAAGATTTTCAGTATTAGGGGTTCCTGTTGGAAGACAGAGGACTTCAATTCCTCCTCGATCATACTCAGCACCAGCCGGGGCGCTAGCGACGATGTTGTTAACTCTATTTTCATGAGTGACCATGCTAATCTTATTTAGCCATGGCCACACAGCGACTTGAAAACTCCACTCATCACCTCCTAAACCCAATGGCTTGGTAATATTGATCGACTTCTTAACTCTTCTGACTATGCTAGGCTCGGTGCAATAATCAGGTATTCCTCTACAATCCTCAATTGGAGTGTCAGGAAATGGATTTGTTGCTGTTTTGAACCACGAGGCACCATGTTCGGTAAGGTAACCTCCTGACTCCATTCTTTTTAAGAGGACATCTCCTCTTTGTTGTTTAGAATAAACTCCTTTACTATTCGTACGCATACTTTGAATGTATGCTTTAATTTTTCCACAGCTTTCTGATCTTTCTGTAACTTCTGTGGTAAATAGATTTTCACCTGTATATAAAGTACGGTAAAAAGAGCTACCCCTTCTCTGACTGGTCAACAACATCCAATCTGGAGAATTAAATTTCGCAAATTTCTTTTCGAGCCAATCAAGAAATCCGCCTACAACTAATCTAAGGTCATCATTATAATAACCTTGCGTATAATAAGCAATCGCTCTCTCATAAACATCTTGAGGGCTTCGCTTAGCATGCCTTACATGGGCCATACTACAGATCATCTTATCCTCGTCAGGATAAGGTATCCACTTATTATACTTCCATCGAGATCTTTGAGATAAGTAACCTAAATTCCAAGGGAAAAGAGGTTCTTCACTTTCAGTGGTTGTCTCTAGCCCTAGCTCTAATAGCAAGGGTTGCACATTTTTAAAATTATAAAAATCTAATTCTTCTAATGAAACATTCCAAATGTTATCATCACCTTGAATTTTCTTTCTAACTGAATGCACAAAATCACTACGCTTGTAAGGTCGTCCTTCTAATTGACACCTTCTAATCCACGCATAAGACATAATCATTTCCATAACTAAAGTGTTATCTGAAATAGTATTCACTGAACCTGATGGACCCCCTGTCCCCTTTTGAACTAAGGTTCCTAATGGAGTAATTATGACTGAATCAATCAAATTTCTATAATAACTTGACATTCGTGCAAAATTATCTTTTGTTTGAAATTCGTCGGCCAAACAACTCCATCTGAATCTAAAAATATAGGTCATAAGTTTCCTAAAAAGGAAAGCGTCATAACTTCTACCATCCGTGCTAAAACATCCTTTATGCCTGCCCAGACTGGTAATCAATTTATGCCAATTCCCTTCAAAGGGACTCATTCCAACAGTTGAATCCGTAATTAAGTGTGAATCCAATAATTTTCTATTCATATCTCCAAATAATCTTTCACCGTGAACTGTAAAATCAACAGCACTAGCCATATAATTCCTCAATGAATTGTCTACGACTTTTTGAACAGGCCGTAACTCCTCTTTTTGAGAACTCATAAAGATAGTTGTCCACCAAACAGAACATAAATCATCCCAATCCCCTTCCAGCCAATCACTAAAATCTGGCTCATTTTCAAAGAGCTCACTTTTTGTGTGATACTTAGCTGTAAAAGGATATCCTGGTGAAGTATTGCCTTTGAGTCTACCCATTGCTTCTGGCAAACTACAAATTTTACTATCCCTCATACACCCAAAAGCCTGCGACATCCAATGTGCAGCCTCCAAAAGTGCATCTTCCTGTTCCTCATCTAAAACAGGTTGGGGACGCCCATTTTTCGCCAAAGCTTTATATGCAGCATCTTCATTCATTTGTGGTAATTTCCAAGCGTCAGGTAAATCATGACAATAATATTCTGAAAACAGTTCATCCATCACTCGCCTATTCTTGTATCTAGAAAATTTCTTTGCGGAGCCAATCCGAGAGAAATAATCAGGATCAAGATACTTTTCCTCCACCCTTTTTATTGTGAAGTAGCGAGAGAAACCGGCATGGTTTCTAAAGGTTTCTGGATAGCGGTCCCAGAAATAGCCTTTTGAGGTAGGTGAACTTTTCGGGATCTCACTGGTGAACCCAAGATTTCTTTTAAATCCGATGTTATAGGACAAAAGAAACCAAAGTTCTCACTAGATACACCGTGCGTCCAAAAACCTATCAATTTCTTATCAAAGGAAAAGATAGGTGCTGCGCACATACCTTCGAAGCACTCAATTTCACACCAACCCTGAGCGTTAGCATAACCAGAAAAGTACTTCTTAACACCATCACAATAAGTAATGGCAGTAACATAACCTGCTTTAGAAGGAACTGCGATTCTGTTAATCTTCAGTCCTCCTGAAGTTGTTAAAGGGAAAGCAACCAATTCAGGACCTAGCTTTTCAGCGTCTTGAGGACGGTAATCATGAGAAACACCGTTACTCCTTATACTTATAGAACACTTAGTTTTTAAAGCATGAAGAGGAACAACTAAACGTGTTCCGACATGGTAAGCATTGCAAGCAAAAACATCATCAACATATAATTCAAATAAATGATTACTATCAGTGCTTGTAACACTTTGAACTACCAAATCCCTAGCATGTTTTTCCCCTTTCTTATGAAACTGCTTCATTTGTCGCATAGCTGACTCTTTAAAATTGCCATGAACCTCTTTAGTTAATTTCTTAGACTTAAGAGACTCTCTTATGGCATTTTCCATCTCAATTTTGTCAGTGAAACTTCCCACACGTGAGCTCTTACTCAATGATTGATTGTTGTAATTATCCCAGTCAATTTCATCATCCAATAAAGCCCATGATTTGTTCTTTTCAAAGAACTCCTTATTCGCACGATCTGTTTCTTGCCTTTGCTTTTCCCTATCAAAGGCTGCTTGATCTGCTTTTCGTTGAAGTTCTTCTTCTCTTTCCTTACGATCTTCCTCCCAATTATCATGAGGATCATCATTAGAATGCTTAATTAAATCAACATCAATACCTGAAACACCTTTATCGGCAACCAAATATCCAGTTCCTAAACCTACCAATAATACACTAGTGAGTGCTGCTAAACCAATAGCCCCCCACTTATACTTATCTTCAATTTCAGAAAAATTTGGAATTTCCGGTTTTGGTGCTTCTTTTGATATCTTGTCGAATATTTCACATATAGAATCAAACTGACTGGTAAAGAAACGAGAAGTTTCTTCCACTCCATTTTTGAGCACTTCTTTTGAAATAACAGTAATGTCCTCAGCGTTGACCACTTTTAAAGCAGCCTTAGTACCTTCAGCTACAACTGTTTTTCGAGCACCTTTAGATTTTGTAGAAGTATTTCCCTGAACCTTCGCTTTATCAGCTGGCTTCTCCTGTTTAATCAAACATCCTCTAGCATTCCACCTGTTTTTCTGAAGCAATCTAACATACTGCTTCTTGCACTTGTCAACAGCTTCCTCGAATTTTTCCTCATCATAAATATCACCTCCAGACGCATCAATCATTTTGAAAGCATTGCCTCTAGCAAAATACTCAATACGAGTTGGTGAATTTAACTCAGAACTTAATATATATCCGGGGATAATCTCTGTCCAAGCAGTTTTAGATACGTTAATATCATTAACTAAATATCTAATATTATCAACTACTATTGGCGTGCAAGTAGCAGCTAGACTCTTCTCACTCTGTGAACGGGCTTTTGCTACATAATCCTCCTTAAAAACTGGAGGTTTCTTATAATCTAATCCAAAACTAACGGATGTAGAATTAAAGAGCGGAACGACAACTTTCTTAACTTCAGCTACATCTTCATGTACTACTGAATCAGCTGACATTCCACTGTCTTCTTCATCTACATCTTCTTCCTTACCATCTGGATCATTATCTTCAACCAACTTAACTATAGATGCAACAGTATTAGTAAATCCGGCTTCTTTCTCGAAGTCCAGAATTTGTTTAACTTCATCTTTTTTACTTAAACTACTTGAAAAACTTGCAACTATATCATCATCAATCAACTTAGCATTAGTAGGTTTATCACCAACTAAGCCGGCTGATGCCATTGAT